ATTGGTCGGTGGATGAACCAGATTAAAAATAATTTACCAGTGACAATTTATGGGGATGGTGAGCAAATTCGTGCATTTAGTTGGGTCACGGATTATTGTGAGTCGTTTTTAAAAGTTGCTGAAAATGATTACGAATACCCGATCTTTAATGTCGGTGGTGATGAATTTCATACATTGAATGAAGTTGTTGATATGTTATTTGAAATAACTAAAACGCCTAAAAATGTTGTATATCTTCAAGAGCGTCATGAAGTTAAAAATGCTTATTCAAACCATGATCGAGCCAAGCAAATTCTTGGGTTTGAACCTAAAACCAATTTAAAACAAATGCTTACTGAAATGTGGGCGTGGGCCAAGATTCAACCAAACAGACCAGTTAAAAACTTCGAGAATATTGAATTAACGGAAGGATTATATGACTTTTGGAAGTAATATTCATAATGATTTGTTAACGCTCTTGGTTAATTGAAAAACTTACCATATCTTTGTGGTAAAATAATTATATGAATATATACGAAAGAATTAGAAACAGAACCAGCCCTGAAATCATAGAAAAAGTTGAATCTATGTTAAGAGCGATAGACTTCGCCGCCAAATACCACCACGGACAGATGTATGGTGATGTGTCGTATTTAGAGCATCTTCATCATGTAAACGAAGTTGCGAGTCGGTTTCATTTAAATGATGATATTCAAACTGCCGCCTATCTTCACGATATTTTGGAAGATACTACTTGTACTTTTGAAGGAATTTGGAAGTCATTTGGTTGGAATATTGCTCTTTTAGTATTTTTGGTTACTGATGAACCGGGAACCAACAGAGTAGAACGTAAAGAAAAGACATATCCAAAGATCGCAACACGGTTTGATGCAATTTTATTGAAATTATGTGATCGAATTGCAAATGTTGAAGCATCTTTGGAAAATAATCCAAAGTTGTTCGAGATGTATAAAAATGAACATCATGAGTTCATTGCAAAGTTAGATATTAATGATCATGGTGGTGTGGTAAAAAGAATGGTCGCCCATTTAAATGAATTATTTGATGAAAAACAGCCTATTTAAAGAAGCGTTGAACCAAGTTTCGACGCATACAACTGAAAAAATACAAAAATACACAGATATGATAGATGAATTTCAAAAAATAATTGATGATGCGTATAAACTCTATATGCCACAAGTTAGGTCAGAAATCACTGATTTGACCAACTTTTTAATCCAAAATACCGGTTTGAAAGATGGTCGTCCTATTAACGTCCTTGAAATAGGAACCAAATATGGTGGAACGTTCTATATTTGGAACAAGTTGAACGAAGTATTTGGAAGGGATAAAGAACATTGGTATCAGTGGGGCTGGTCAGATACTTGTATTTCAATCGATATGTCGGATGGTGGTCTGCATGGTGGAATTTCGGAAGAGGAAATGGATAAGAGAGATTTGTGGTTTAATGAACGGTTTGAAAATTGTCATTTTATTAGAGGTGATAGTCATTCAGAAAAAACTCAAATTGAATTTTTAAAATTAATTGGGTTTAAAATTCTGAATAGGTCAAAGGACGACAAAGATAGAATTGATTTACTCTTCATTGACGGAGATCACAGTTATGAAGGCGTAAAACAAGACTTCTTGGATTACAGTCCATTTGTCAATAAAGGCGGCCTGATTTGCTTTCACGATACGGTCATCAGCGACAGACATCATGAAAGAAATGTCTATGTCGGCGAATTTTGGAGGGATTTGACTAAGGTTAGAATGTCAGATAACCCAAACATTTGTATGATTGATAGTCAACTATATGAAGTTTTTGAATTTGTTAATGGAAATGAAAACTGGGGCGGTGTCGGCGCATTAATAAAACTTTAACATTAAATCTACTATGAATTAGTAGTTAATAGTAAAATTTAGGATACTTATAGGTATGAAACAAGACAAGAAATTTAAAACATTACAAATCGATTCTATTATACATGACGTTGTAGTTCGTTATTGTAAAGAAAACGGTTTGAAGATTAGTTTCTTTGTTGAAAAGTCTTTAATTAATACCATGAGGAATCTGAATGAACCAACCAAAACAAGAACAGAATGAAAGATTGCACAATTACTTTTACAAAATTACCAATTTGATTAACGGTAAATATTATTATGGAATCCATTCTACTGATAATTTAGATGATGGTTATATGGGTTCCGGGACTTTATTGAAAGATGCAATTAAAAAATATGGTAAGGAAAACTTTTCCAAAGAAATTATTACTGATTACCCAACAAGAAAAGCGGCGAGTGACCATGAAAAAGAAGTTGTTACTTTGGAATTAATCGAATTGGACGAATGTTATAATTGTAGAACAGGTGGTGAAAACGGAAATATTCAGTCATCGGAAATTAAACAGCAAATAAGTCAAACGTTAACTGGATTGATGACTGGGGAAAAACATTGGACATTTTTAAAACCATATCCATCCGAAGGAAAGCGTAAGATTTCTGAATTTAATATTGGGAAAACTTACACGATTGAATATAAACAAAATATGAGTAAAACGTTTTCCGGGTTGATTGTGGGAGAGAATCATGCGTTTTATGGAAAACAGCATTCGGAAGAAACGAGAAAAACGATTATAAAAACTCGTAAAGAATGGAATAAAAAGGCATTTTTCCATACTGAAACGAATCAAATTTTTCAAACCAGAAAAGAAGTTCGGGATTATTTTCAAATATCTCAATGGTCAGTTAGAAACTGGATATTACTCGGAAGATTAGAATTAATTGATAAATAATATGAAAGTAGGAACAATTGTAACTTCGGTTCAAAACGAGAAATTATTTGTTGTCTATATTGATGACATTAAGAAACGAATCAAATTACAAAGATGTAATGATTTGAATTGGCCCGTTTCAGAATTTAAAAAGTTAAAGCAGCATTATATTTTGAGTTTTGATACTGCAAAAAAATATATAAAAGAATGGCAAGAATAGCAGTTATAACATCTTTTGCAGAATTTCATTTGCTGGAGTTTTTGATTCCAAATATAATTGAAACCTTAAATCCTGATCAAATTTTCATTTCGGAAGGAAAAATGCCACTTGGTCCTGAAAATAAAGGATTTAACGATGAATTAGAATTTAATCGTAAATGGACTTATAAAGGTAAAGGTATTGTCGGGTTTGATTGGGAATTGACTAAAAGTTTGGAAGAAAAATATCCAAATTTAGTTAGTGTAATTCCTCAAATTTATCATCCAAATTTAACTGCAACCGAATGTTACATCCAATCAATTAGTTGTTTTGAACCTGAAATCGAAGATGAAATTTATTGTTTTGAAAGCGATTCATTTTTACTTGAAACTGATAAACAACTAATCCAAGAAGAAGTTTCAAAGTTGAATATTGGGGAAGGATTATCAGTCAAATATATTGATTTTTTAGAAACCCAATATTATACCGAAAATTGCAATATAAATTCACCAAAATATCGTAGATTTGTTTATAAATTTGATAATTGGTATAATTATCGAAGAAAAATGGGTTCGGGGTATTTGACACAAGATTATAAAGAACTTAAAAAAATAGATTCTTTTTTTGTGCGACATTATTGTTGGTGGAGACCTGGTAAATACAAAGAACTTCGATATGAACTTATTTGGAGGAAAGACGAGCAGTATTGGCAAGACTTTGAGAACGGTCTACAAAACATAAAAATGAACACTCAAAATTATGTTTTTGAATCGGGTTTAGATGTTCAAAATAAAATCATAATTCGCCCTTCCCGACAAGACAAAGCACGATGGGCGCAATTCATTGATGTACCTCACCCAGAAGCAATTAAAAATCACGAAAATTTTGTAAAATGAATAAGAAAAAGAAATCGTTTGGTTTTTCATCAAGTGATATCACAAAACAAGAACTCGATTGGATGCTACCAATTCTAAAAGAAAATGCGACAAAATTTACATATGATAAATGGTCACATTCAGATCGATATTATATAAACGCTTCTGGCCTTCCGGAAAAACTATCTGAACTTTTATTATTTAGAAATATAAAATGAAAAAAGAAGATTTTAAAATTGAACCTACCGAAGTATGGTGGGATGTTTATGAATATTGGATTTATAAGCGCAAAACTTATTTATTTGGGTTAATTAAAACAAATGATTTTAAACTTGTAATTGACTGGGATTCCCCACTATCATTTAAAACTTATGAAGAAGCACAAAACTGGATCGACGAAAAATGTAATGATTGATTTGAATCAAATTAAATATTGTTCACTTGTTTATAACAAATTAAAAATATGAACTTTGCAGAAGAATTGCGACAACTTGCTGAAACGGTCAGTAAAAAATACCAAACAGTAGAATTGGCCATTGTCCAAGACAAACTTAAAAAAACTGCGCAAGAAGGACAATTCTATTGCGTATTTGATGATTTAAGTAATGAAACGGTTGACCGTCTTAAAGAAGATGGGTTAAAAGTTGAAACTGGTGGAAGATATAATGAAATAAATTACTTCGTAAAATGGTAAACTTTTTTAAAAATTTATTTACAAGTGGTTACCACAACCACAAAGATGCAATCATTATTGCTTGTTATTTCAACCCGCAACGAAACGAATACCGAAAGAAGGCATTTGATAAATGGTTTGAAAGTATTAAACATTTGAATTATTTTATTTTGGAAGGTGTTCTGGAAGGAGACGTTCCGGAAATTCCGAATCATTTTTCAAAAAATGGTTGTAAGGAAAGTATTATAGTTCCCCAACATTTGTGGCATAAAGAAACACTGTTAAATAAAATAATCAAACAAATTATTGAAGAAGGAAAATACAAATATGTATTTTGGTTAGATACTGATGTAATTTTTGATAACAAGCGTTGGTTAATTGATGCGTGTAAAGAACTAGAAAATTATAATGTCGTTCAGCCTTTTGAATATTGCTTTCATTTAAATCGGGATGAGGCTGACATTTCCAGAGATCAAAACATAGGGAAACATTTTATTAATGATCAGCCGTCGGTAGTTGCTCGGATGTATAATATTTGGAGATCATTCGGTTCAAATGTTCGATTATGTCCAAAAAACGCAATGTCAGATGATTATGATGTTCATGGTCACGTTGGATTTGCTTGGGGCGCAAGGACTGAATATCTTAAAGAAATTGGTGGATTATATGACAAAGCATTGATTGGCGGCGCAGATCATATTATGGCTCATGCCTTTGTTGGTCAGATTCCGTGTTCATGCATTTCAAAGAGTTTTGGAGATTTAGAGGATATTAAATCTTGGAGTTATTTAGCAGAGGGAGAAAATTTACGAATATTAAAATATCCAAATAGAAATAAACCATTGATTTCATACGTTAAAGGAAATCTATTTCATATTTGGCATGGAGATATTCAAAAACGTGAATATTATAAGCGGATAAAAGAATTTACTCCTCTTTCAGAAGATATTAAAAGAGACGACCGTGGATTTTTTGTAACCAATAATATAAATGTAACTGATTATTTCAGTCATTATATGCTACACCGTGAAAATATTGATGTTTTTATGTCAGAACCAATCATGTCAACTGGGGAAATAATCAACGAAAGTCAATTTGGTGGAGGAGAATTTGGTGGTTCTGGTGCAGGTTCAGATTGGCAAGATAATCCAACTTTTTCATAAATGAATAAAAATCTAATCTACATCACCAGCATCGATTCAGAAACTTCAAAGTTCAAAGATTCTGAATATGCCCAGTATTGTATCAAAACTTGGGAACATTATTGCAAACGTTATAATATTGATTTATACATTTGTACTGAAAACGACCCAAGGCTACGATTTCCTATATGGAATAAAGAAAAAGTGTATTTAGTTGGTCAAGATTACCAAAAAATCGGAGTCATTGATTCAGATACGATGGTTCGTTGGGATGCACCAAATATATTTGACCAAGTTGAATATGGGAAGTTTTACGGTGTAAATGATTTATGTGATTTGAAATGGTTATTAGATTCAGTTAAACAGAGACAAAAGTTCTTTCCGGATGTAAAATTGGATTTAATGAAATATTTAAATGCCGGAGTTCTTTTTTGTGGTTACGAAAACCTTCATATATTTGAATCTTTGTTAGACTTTTATTTAGAAAAACAAGATGAAATACATGAAATTGAAGGTGGTGGTAAAGAGCAAACATTGTTAAATTTCTTTTTACAAAAAAATAATGTAGAAATTGAAATGTTGCATCCTGAATGGAACCTTTTATCAATCCATCGTAAAAATATGTTCACCGGGAATTGGCAATTAAAACTTGACTCAACTCCTTATTTTATCAAATATGCCTATGTTTGGCACTTTACAGGATTTCCGATTGAAGATAGGATAAATGTGATGAAACAGACGTGGGATTTAATTAAAGAAAAATATCAATAAAATAATGTACTCAATAGCAATTTATTACACAGATATTCCCAGCATCCGAAATAAAATCGACCAACTTCCTGATGACTACCAAGGCTATTTAATTTTAAATAACAAATCAATAGATTGGTGGACAGACTCGGGTTACCGGTTGATGTTAAATTGGGATTTGCCAGTTTCTCTGGAAGAATTTTTAGATGATGTTAGGAACATTTATTTAGGTAATTTTGAATTTAAACAAACTTGGGGAGATCAATAATTGAAAGTATTAATCACGGGATGGAGAGGATTTATTGGAAGTCACTTAACTGAACGTCTACTTGAATTAGGACACGAAGTTATTGGTATCGATAATGGTTCGACTGGTAAATATAGAAACTCAAAAGTAACTGGTTTGCATATTGATTTGTGCAATACCTCTGAAATTGATTTGAAGGGCGTCGATGCAGTCTTTCATGTAGCGGCGGTAGCAAGGATACCTCAAAGTTATGATCGCCCTCAACATTATTATTACAACAATATCGTTTCGACGTTGAACCTTTTGGAAGCGTGTAGAAAGCAAGGAGTTAAAAAGTTCATATACTCAAGTTCAAGTTCAGTATTTGACCCTACGAATCCATACGCACATTCAAAATTAATCGGGGAAGAACTTTGTGAAATGTATGCACATTTATATGGAATGGATATTCAAATATTAAGATATTTCAACGTTTATGGAGAAAGAATGGCTTCTGGCGGATACGCAACTGTTTTGCAAAAGTTCAAGGATAGAAAAGACAACAATGAACCTTTGATTATTTTCGGAGACGGGAATCAAAAAAGAGATTTCACTTTTGTTAACGATATTGTAAACGCGAATATTTTAATGTTAGAACAAAATAAATTTGATATTTATGAAGTAGGAAGTCAAGTTAATTATTCAATACTTGAAATCGCACAAGCATTTAATCATCCAATTGTTTTTGAGGAAGGATTTGTAGGTAGAAGTGAAACATTGGCGGATATTTCAAAAATTCAAAAAATTGGTTATTCTCCAACCGGAAACGTTTTAAACTGGATTAAACAGGAATTTATGTCATGAAACTCTTATTCCCATTATTGTTTTTACCCTTAACCTTATTTTCACAAGAACTAAATGATGTTTATACGGGTATAAGTCTAAGTCACAATGATGGGAATTTTGCATTTGTTCAATGGGAGCAAGATATTGATTTGGCATTTTTGAGGTTAGAATATTTGACCAATTTTAATGGGGATGATCGCTTATACGCAAAAATGTCATTTAGAGTTTTTAAATATAAGAACTTTCGGTTTTATACCGGATTACCGCCATTTCATTACGTTCATAAGGAGAAGGGATACAATACTCCGATCAACTTCGAAGTTATGTTTAAGCGAAAATTATGTTTAAACATTGACGTTTTTTTGGATAACGTTAATATTTCGGTTCAATTTAGACACAAATTTTAGTAAAAGGGTACGTTATTGAAAATAGCAATAGTTGGTGCAGGAATATTTGGTTGTACTTCTGCTTTAAAATTAAAAGAAAAATTTCCAAAGGCGCAAGTTGAAATTTTTGAAAAAAATACCTCCATATTATCAGCAGCCAGCGGAATTAATCAGTACCGGCTGCATAGGGGTTATCATTATCCTCGTTCAAAGGAAACAGTTGAACAGGTGCTTAGTGGGGTTAGAGCGTTTGAAGAATTTTACCCAAATGCTGTTGTGAATTCGGGTTATGAGCGTTTTTACGCAATTTCGACTCGATCTAAGGTTAATTCTGACGAATATTGTAAATTTTTAGTTAATAACGACTTAAAATTTGAAATTGTCCCTAAATATACATTACCTTTGTGGGAAGAAAATATTGAAACTGTTTTAAAAGTCGAAGAAAATAGTTTTGATGTAGGAAAATTGTATTTGGATATAGTCGAAAGATTGCGAAAGACAAATATCAAAGTTAATTACGCACAAAAATTTGAGCGTAAAGATTTGCAAAGGTTCGATTTAGTAATAAATTCAACTTACGCAAATATAAATGAACTTTTACCTTCTGATCAACATATCGATTATCAGTTTGAACTTTGTGAAAAGGCGCTGGTTTCAATCGGTCGAGAATATAAAAATAAAGGTATCGTTGTAGTTGACGGTGAATTTTGCTGTATTGATCCATACGGAAGTAATCCATATTTTCATGTTGTCGGCCATGTAAGCGAAGCCATACATGAACGTCAAGTTGGAAAAATATTTCAAGTTCCTAATGGTTATTTGAAAATTTTGAATATTGGACTTGTTAAAAGTTCTTTAAGTCGTTTTCCGTTTATTTTGAATGGGTTAAATGAATATTTTAAATTTGAAGGTGAACCAGTTTTACCTGAATCAAATAAAGGTTTAAATAAAAAAATAGGTAACGTTCATTATCAAGGTTCAATGTTTACAGTAAGAACCGTTTTACCGGACAGAGAACATGATGATGCCCGGCCAAGTTACATAACCAAACATTCAGACCAACTTTACAGCATTTTCAGTGGAAAGATTGGGACGAGTGTTGAAATTGCAAACGAATTAATTAAACAAATTTAAATGAAACGATTATTTTTAATTTTTGCCGTATTATTTGCCTCTTACTTCGAAGTTCAAGTTAAACCAAGAGAAGTAAATGGAAAGATGAGACATATTATGCTGTAACACTATTTTGTCGATATTGCATTACTAAAATACCAAATAAAACTTATAAACAAGGATTTGCGTGGCAAATAATGTTTTCGATAGGCCGGTCAATATTAAAGAAAGAATTAAACGATGCGTTTAAAGTTGCTCAAAAAGACTGGGTTGATAGGATGAATAAAATAGATGAATGTTATGAATAAAAACATAATCCTTATAATCAACATTAAAAACCCGAATCGTCCTAACAGGGATGATATGTATGGGTTATCTATTGAAAGTTGGAAACGTTGGGCCAAAAACAATAATTCCCAAGTCATGGTTTTGGAAGAACCAGTCGTTCCGCTTGAAGAAATGACTCCAATCATTCAACGTCATTATGTTTTCCAATTGTTAGAAAATGAAGGAATTGAATATGACCAGATTTTAATGGTTGATGCCGATACGATTATTCATCCTCAATGTCCAAACTTTTTTGAATTAACAAAACATGAATTTTGTGCTGTCCATAATGACGGTGATTATGATTGGTTATGTCGAAGTGTTGAAAATTATGAATATGAGTTTTTTGGGACTCCAAATGTCGAACAAAAACATATCTGGAATTATTTCAATACTGGATTCATGATAACGAATAAAAGTTTCAGGTTCATACATGAAACTATTTTGGATTTTTATTGGAAGAACCAATCAAAGGTTCAATCAATGCAAAAGAAGTACGGGGTCGGAACTGATCAACCCTTAATTAATATGTTGGTTCGACATAATGATTGGAAAGTTAAATTACTTCCATACCAATTCAATATGCAAGATTTGGGAAGAAAGAACGTTTTAGATGATAGAATGTTATTTACGGAAATTCCCGGAGTTTATCATTTTAATGCAGTTCCCGGAGGCAGTGAGCAAGTAAATTATTGGATGCTAAAAACTTTTAGATATTTATATGAAAATCAAAGAAATATATGAAGGTTTAACCAAAGATTTTTTAAATGAAATTCTGGATTATGACAATATTGATGAATTCGAGTATGAACAAATAAACGATCACGAATTTAAATTTAAAACAACTGATGGTTCAGAAGTTTACATTCGATTTGAATCATTTACTGATGAAGAAATAGGAGAATATTTTAGATTTTCTGAAATAATTCAACCTAAACTTAAATTAGTCTTTAATACCGCATTTAGTGTAGATGGGTTTGAAACACAAGCAAAGAAAACAAATTTATCTTATACCTTACCAATTTTCAAAACCATAACCAAAATTAATCAAAGGTTCATTTCCAAAAACAAACCTGACGCAGTTACCGTATTTGCAACAAGTAGAAGTGGTGAAGGTATTGATAAAACTAAATTAAGGATTTGGAAATTAATTGGAAGTAAACATTTGCCTTCTGGTTATAAGATTGATAAATGTTTTAGAGTTGATAATAATGAGGAAGGATTTAGTTTAATTAAGTCTAACCTTTCAAAACGTTAACTTTAAATTAACAAACTAAATATTTGAAAGTTCTAAGAAAATACTTATATTTGTATGAAAGGAAAATGGTTAATTATATTTTTGGTAGTTATATTTTTGTTGAACTTGGCCGTAGTTTATTTTGGTAGAATTCATTATCCTGAAAATTTTCAACCTGAAACAGTTACATTTCTTGAAAATTATCTGGTTATTAACATGATGGTTGCGGGTATTCTTTTTGCTACTGCATTATTTTTAGGAATAACTGCATTAATTATTAAAATTTGGAAGGGAGAGTTTTAGATGACTGTATTTGAAGCATTAAAAAACGTTGAAGAATTTAGAATTGGGGATATAGTTTTGTGGAATGGAACTGAACGGTTGGAAATTGTCGGGCTTCCAACCTTTTACCACCGTATTTATTATGGTAATGGAAGTTACGACGATGTATATGAAAATGACCATTTTTATGGTTCAAAATATAAAACCCAAGAAGTCTTAGGTTATTTGGTAAAAGATGATAGAGGAGTTGTATTTCGACTTCATTTATTGGCAGATTTAAAATTACAAAATTATGAGGAAATATAATTGCAAACCAGAATTCTTAATTGGCAGCGTCAGCCAAAAGACGAGCGTGATTTAAAATCAGTAAGACATTTATCTGCACCCGTTTCACTTCCAAGTGAATTTGAGTTGGATAGAAAGATTCCCATATACGACCAAGGAAATATTGGCTCGTGTGTTTCCAATAGTGCTTGCGCTTGTTTTCGTTACGAGGTTGCGCAAGTGACAAACGATTTTAAATTCGAACCGTCGCGTCTATTTGAATATTATAATGCAAGAAAACTTCAAGGTTGGGAAGGGGAAGATTCGGGTGCCTATATTAGGGACGGATTCAAAGCATTGAATAAGTGGGGCTTGGCCAATGAAAGTTTATGGCCATATCAGGATACGCTTTCTGCCTTGACCAAAGAACCAACTCCCAATGTATATGAAGATGGTTTAAAAAATGTCGCCGTCAAATATGCAAGTGTTGATCAGAATGAACCTAAAATAAAACAAACGCTTTTGAGTGGCGCTGCTGTAAGTTTTGGTTTCAACGTTTATCAAAGTTTTTACGGAAGTTGGGAGTCGACTACTGGAATAATGCCTCTACCAAAACGTGGAGATCGACTATTGGGAGGACACGCGGTTACAATTATTGGTTTTTCTGACTCAAAAAAATGCTTTTTAATTCAAAATAGTTGGGGTACAAGTTGGGGGGAGGAAGGTTTGTTCTGGATGCCTTATTCATTTGCTTTAAATTCAAACGAGGCTGATGATTTTTGGTGCATTGAAGAAGTTAAGTTTGATAATGGTTCGGTTCCTGTTCCTCCCACTCCATCGACAGTTGATTGGGAAACTGCTGCAAAGGTTCTTTTTAAAACAAGTAAAGAACTTTATGCAGTTAAGAAACCGACAATTTTGCGTTTAGGCGAAGCATTAGGTCTACCAGTAAATTCTAAATACCCTTTTAGTTACAATTATTCACTTGTCAAACAAAAGTTAGGATTATGAACATTTTCATATCGTTAATTCCATTTATCGGACTTGTAAATTCGTATAAAATCTTTAAATCTAATGAAGAAACTTTATTCGGAGCATTTATTTGTACCATTACAAGTACATTGTCAACATTTTGCGCAATGGTTGGAATTCTATTACATTTTAATTTGGTTATTCTAACATGAAAGAAACGGTCTATTTTAAGTCAATAGAAGAAATTTTAGAAGAAGTAGGAGAGGATAAGTTTCAAAACTTTTCAACTACCTCTTTCAAGTTTAAAACCGATGTATGGGAGTTTTTCAAAAACTTGGAAGGTTCTCATACATGGAATGCACTTGAATTTGGAACTCATAAAGGTCAAACAACGAGAGTTTTGAGTTATTTGTTTTCAAAGGTTTACACGATAAACTTTCCGGGACATTTTCACGAAGCCCAAGTTTTGAATTCAGATAGAACCAATATTGAGTACATTGCTATGGTTTTATATAAAAGTTATACATTTGATGATAATCCAAATACTAAACCTTTGAATGTATTTGTCGTAGATGCTGGACACGATACCCAAAACGTCTTAGATGACGTTGCTCGTGCCTGTTCAATGAATTTGGGTAATGGAGATGTTTATTTTATTTTTGACGATTATGGGTTAAACGAACGGGTATTTGTCGCAATTGAACAATTGATTTATAACGGTAGATTGGTCAAAATTCAAGAAATTGGCCATCCAATCAAATATTCCTTCGGCGGGTTTCCTGAGCGGGTATTAACCAAAGGTTCAGAAGGATTGATTTGTAAACTCAACAGATAAATGATTAATAGAATAACTCATCCAAATATAACTGAACTCAAACCAAACGAGATTTTCGTATTTGGTTCGAACTTAGCAGGAAAGCACGGATTAGGTGCAGCCTTAAATGCTAAAAATCAATTTGGAGCAGAATACGGCGTTGGATTTGGCCCAACAGGCGAATGTTATGCAATTCCGACTAAGGATAGAAATTTGAAGGTTCTTTCAATAAATGAAATCGAACCTTATGTTAAAATCTTTGTTGAATATGCAAAACAAAATCCTGATAAAATATTCTTAGTAACCAAAATTGGTTGTGGTTTAAGTGGTTATTCGTCAGAAGAAATCGCACCATTATTTCATATTGCAATATCAAATAAAAACATTCATCTCCCTGTTGAATTTTGGGACATATTAAATAATTTTTAAAAATGGGTACTATTTTACTAATTTATCTATTCGGAGTAGTTATTTTCGGCTTTATTGCTTATCAAGATTTTAAATATCTTACCGCGAAATATTATCATTCAGAACAAATGATTTTTATTGTTCCAGTTTTGATTATTTTTTCGGTGTTGCTTGTATTAGGTTGGCCTATATTTGGTTTTGCGTTATTGTTTATAAAATTGAAATAATGAAATCCTTTCAGTTAACTTTTGTAAGTGCCGGATTGTCCATTTTAGGACTCTATACGCATATAAATTCTTTTATATATGCCGGATTTTTAACGTTCACAATAATGGTTTTGAATGAATTCTGGAATAAAAGAGAACAAAGATAAACTTTTCTACGAGTTGGATTGGTCATTTGTTAAATCAATGGCCGAACGAATGTCCCAAAATAAGGGAGACAAATATCCAAGGTTCAACTGGAAAAAAAAGATTGATGTTGAGGAATTGAATCAAGCCTTGATACGGCATTTTATGGAAATTCAAGAAGGAACCTTTGATGATGATGGTCAGGAAAACGGTCATTTAATTGCTCTTGCTTGTAATGCAATGATGATGGTTTATCAATTAAAACATTTTAATGATGAGGAAACTGTTTAGTTTTGTATTTATTTGTCTTTGGTTAAACTCAAATGCCCAAACCTTTAAAGTTAATTCGGAAGCAGGTGAAATATTGTTAAACGACAATTATATCAATATACCGCCTTATGGAATTAAACGGGTTAAAGTTAAGCAAATAAACCCCAGTAGTGATGACATTTATTCATGGCAATGGATTTACCATGATACTGAATTTCACTTTGAGGTTCGGCCCGGACAAGTTTTCTTAGTTAGAAAAAAGATATTTACTGGTGAAATAATTCAAACGATAAAAATACTGAAAAATGAATAGAATTTTTACAAAGGGTGATGTCGAGGTTCAAGGCATAAAAATTGGCGATATTCATTACGAATATGAATATGGTTGCTGTATAAAAACCAAAGTTTTGACAGTGCCGCAACGTAATGAATACGGCCAATGGGAATGGAAATCAGAACGTTTGTCAAACGGAGAAGTGATTAATTATGCAGTTCATGAAGAATATCTTCATTATGCCCCCAATCTTTACAATTATGAAGCCTATTCTGGCTGTAAAATGATTTAAAAATGAAATTAAAAAACACTTACCTCATCGGAACCCAAGTTCAGTTTTACGAAATTGAAATGTTGGATAAGCATTTACGTTCTTGCCAACAAATGTTGGAAGGAATTGAAAATAATTTGTAACTTTTTTTGTAAAATTTTGGATACTTATAGTATATGAAACAAGAAGAAATCGATGAATTGAAAAGTTTTAGAGTGTCAGTTGAATGTCATTCGATTGTTAAAGAATATTGTAAACAGAATTCTCTAAAAGTTAATCAATTTGTTAGCAATCTTCTTATAAAAACTATAAAGGAAATTCAAAAAAATGAAACAAGAAAAAGAAACAAATTATGATTTGACTAAACTATTGGAAAACGATAACGAATCATTTTATTGGGTCGGATTTCTGTTAGCGGATGGTTGGTTTTCGCAAAATTCCCAACAAATGTCATTAGAAATAAATAATAAAGATTATGATCATTTGTTTAAATTTAAAAAATTTGTAAATTTTAAAAATGAAATCGATCATAGAGAAGTTAAAACCAAGACAAGTAATAATACCAGTTGTCGCATTCGTTTTTGCGACAAGATTGTAGTTAAACAAATAGTAAATAAATTTCACATTAAACCGAATAAAACGTATAATCCGCCCGATATAAATGACTATGAGAGCAATTTTAATAAGAACCAAATATTATCACTTATTGCAGGTTATATAGACGGGGACGGATCAATTGTCAAGACACCTAAGTCCGATAAAAGAGTATTTTTATCAATAGCAATACATAAAAATTGGGTACATATTCTTGAATTTTTTAAAAAATATATTTCAAATAGAAGTACCATACATATATGGGGAGATATGAGTTTTTTGCGATTGGGTGTTAATTCAGAATTAAAAACTCTTAAGACTAATTTAACTGCACTGAAACTCCCATTACTCGAACGAAAATGGGATCGAATTGATATTAATCATAACAATTCTCATGAAAAATCTCAAAATATAAAAATTCAATGTTTAGAATTATACAATAGCGGAAAAACACCAAAAGAAATATCCCAGTTGTTAAATTATGATTTAAGTCATACATATAGAATAATAAAAAAATATGCAATTAAATAATAAATATGTATTTTCGTCGTTAATTCAATTTTATGAAATTGGAATGTTCAATGAACATATTCAATCTCTGATTCAGATGACTGAACCAATAACTAATAAACAAAATATTACAATAGATTTATGTTTTAATTTTCAGCAAAAATTTGAAAAAATAGATTGGTATAAATTTTATGAACAGCATGGAAATGGCAGAGTATTTATAAACGAATACTATGGTTTTATTTTATTTAAAGAACAATTTGGAAAGATATGGGGTAAACTACCATCTGAATTGGATGTGAAGATTTCATATATTTTTGATGATGTTCCTTTTTATAATATTGCACACTCTCGCAGAGATATATGTTGGAAATATACCAATACACATGACTTTATTTGTTGGAACGAGGTGGATTCTCTATGGCCCAAACAAACGTTATTTGCTTTGGAAACTTTACATGAACAAGTTTCCGGCCAATATCCCAAATATGTTGCTAACTTTGCCGGAAGAAAGAATTGGGACAAAAGTTGGGACGTGATAACGCATCCTTTATTTGAATCAATTCCATATCAAGATGATGAAAATTGGATTTTTAACAATCCTGCCTCTGAAAAATCTTATATGTCCTTAGAACAAATGAATGAAATAAATAATATCAGTCCCGATAAAATTCAAGTCCAAGCATTGACTGAACCCAAGGCCGATGGAAGTTGTTTGGTTTTTACAAGTGAACTTTTAAAATCGGGAGTAACTTTGCCCCATTCATTAATCCATCACGGCGAAGATGAATCAATTTTAAGAATCGCCAAACGGATTATGGGAGATGACTTTGTTCAGTTCAATTTCAAAAACATTTTACGGGTTCATAACCGTAGACACCCACAAAAACGAAAGTTTATCTTAAATGAAGATAATCCAACTGGAATTTGTAATGCTGAAAAAAAAGGAAACTGGTGGGTTGAATTAGAAGAAAAATCGAAACATAATCTTGAAACATTGTTTAAACAGGTAAAATCGAAGTCACTATGAAAAACATTATTGCTATACTATTTTATTTTTTAGGAGTATTGTTTGCATTTGAAGGTTCATTTCAATATGAAATTTGGAGTGTAGTGTGGTTTATTTTGATGCTGACTATTTTAAATTACAATAACATTTTAAACTGGATAAAAAGTCATTTTAAATAGCAGATGAAAAATAAACCGCCCAAATACGTTCGTATAGGTTCCCCGACCGGAACCGCAATGAGGTTGGAACGAAGGCAGCACAATTATTTTGCTTCGGATTCGGGATATTATTATTGGCGACCTGCTGGAGAGTGGGGCGTTGACTTTGAATTCAATGAAGTAGAACAATGTTGGAAGACTAAATTGGAAGCCGATCCTGATTTGTCATATTTGGATAATTTACCCATAATTGCAATAACCCGAAAAGAATTTATGAAAGAAAACGAAGGTTATGTTTAATGAAGAAATTTACAACTGAAATTCGTGCTATTGATCCAAATGACGGTGAATTAAAAGTTTGGCAAGGCCCGAACATTGAAGCCTTAAATTGGCAAGAAGCAGAAATGTATTGTCAAAACAATGGGTTAGGTTATTGTAAAGTAGTAGGTGAATTTGTTGAAGAAATTGGTTGGGAAGTAGCCTTATTTGCATCAAAGTTAGAACAAATTAAAAATAACAATAATTGAAATTATGCTTATAAATCCGCAAGATTTACCTTGGAAAACAATTACAATCAAAGATTTCAAAACCCGAACCCTTGAACCCCAAGATTATACCTTTAACAGCGCATTTGAACAATCGTATAAGTCATTATTTGATAGACAGTTCAGAGCCGTGACATTTAGGTTGGAAGATGCTGATTGGCTATGCAGTCGAGGGTTTCAAATTACACCGACAAAAAACTTAGTTCACTTTTGCGAGTTTAATCGGTACAACAAAAAAGATTCAGAATTAACGATCGTTGTTCAACATGATGATTGGTATAATTTCAATGAGTTTGAATTTCGATATGTATTTCTACATTCTGATATAATTGAAATTGACCATCAAATTAAAAAATTGCAAAATTTAAGAGAACAAAAAATTAAAGAAATAAATGCAAACCATTAAAGTTAAAGATTTAATTTCAGAACTTCAAAAATGCGACCCAGAAGCCGCTGTTTTATATGCATATGATCAATATGGCAGAACCGGAGTTCATGATTTTATCAGTAAAGATAATTCAGTCGTTTTGGATTCTAACGATCGATTTGCTATGAATGATAATGAATTAATTTGGTATATTAATGAAGATGCTGATGATTTATCGGATGAAATCCAAGAAGTAATTGATAAACATAACAACGTTCAACCTGCTATCATATTATTTGCACGATAAATTAAATTTATGACCAAATATCAAGAAAAACTGTTTGAGGCGATTTATTTTTCAAACGATTGCCCAGATGATGACACTATGTTTATAAGTCCTAATTACAAAGAATGGGCAGATTTGTTTGAAAAGTGGTTGTTAAATATTGAGAGTGACAAATCTTGGAAACATATTCGTGAGGAGCATGATAATTGCATTATATTCTCTCACGGTCAAGAAGGCATTTGGTTTGCCAATGACATAAATGTTTGTCCTTGGATTAAAACCGTTTTTCATTGTTATATTCATAGTAAGGAAAGTTTTAGACATGAGCCAGTTTAAATTAAATATAGCAGTAGATGACATAAATCCCAAAAAAGGCTACCGATTACTTGGAGAACCTGCGGAAAAATGGTTTAGAAGTTTGAATGAAGAATTTGGCTGTAAATTCAATATTTTCGTTCCTTCTTGTTACCACCGCGAATATCCCATTAGTAAAGATAAAAGTTGGATTCAAGAACTTGCAAGTCTTTCGTTCACAGAAATTTGCACCCACGGCCACTTCCACATGACTTCTGACCCTAAACTTTATGGAGAGTGCGAGTGGGCTGAATTGCGAGATTCAAAACAAATACAAGAAAGAATTTCGTTAATGGAGAATGAATGGGCTGAATGCGGATTTGATTTATCTGAAATGGGACATCGTAATCCGGGATGGTTATGTTCGCCAGAATCAAAATATGAATTACAAAGCAAATTCAAATATGTAGCACTTCATTATCAGCATAATAACAATTTGGAATGGCAATGTAAAACATTCTTTGGCCACGACGGAATTCACCAAGAAAATATTTCCATTCATAATCACGATATGATTATGTTTCAAAGTCATATTGCAGGTAAACACAATCATAATGTCTGGAATGAACAAAATTATGCGCAATTGCGGACGAGTTTAACTTATTTATTTGAAAATTATACGGTGGAACCTAAATTTTTAAAAGAATGTCTTTATTAGAACAACTTAAAGAACTTGCGCAATTTGATTATTTGAAAGGAGAGCGATATACCGTTGATTCATCCATTTTTTATCAATTTGGTTGGAAAGAAGGCTTACATTTTTATTTAGATGATTATTATGAAAACGATGAACATGAAGGAAGATACATATTGGTTATTTGGTTAAATAAAGAAATGAAGTTATGTCAAGATTTTAGAGAAAGAGAACCTTTAATTAAAACAATAAAAGAATTTTTAAAATGAAAATAGAACCAGCATTTTTGATTATTTTTGGTTTAGCCTTTGGATTTGACCTTATTATGGGCGGAATTGACTTCAAAAGTTTTGTATTAGGAGTTGGTTCAACTTTTATTGCATATAACTGGAAGGAATTATTTAACTTCAAAAGACGATGATATGATTACGTCTATACATGAAATTTTGACCTCGTATCTTATTAATAAGAAACTAAGATTATATAAATTCAGTTGGGTAGACCGAACAACGGCGAAAAACCGAAATATTGAATATACAACGTTTCAGACTGAACCTAATATGGGCAGTTATCAGTTTAACTATAATACGCAAAAATGGCAAAAACTTCATTTGGAAACTATGAAAATAGAAGCACACGAATTTGAAATTTTAAACATCAATTTTAGTGATGATGAGTACGATAATGGGCTTGAATTTCAATTGAAAGATTTTGAAGTTGGTACTTTTCCGTATTTATGCACAAACGAACCTACGAATATTTTTAAATGTAGTATTTACGATAAAATTGAAATAATATGAAAAATAAAGAATCAAACAATGGAAATAAATTGCATTATGGTAGATGGTTTGAACAAAAAAATCTAAATTATTTAGATTATGTTTCAGTATATGAACTTTTGGATGAACTCACAATCCGAGGTTATACTGCAAAACAAATTAGAGAAGCATTAGAAACAGGAATTTCATGTATATAGCATTTTTTACTGAAAATCAATTTACTGGAAAATTAGCCAGAAATCAAGGTGGCAGAACTGATGCTAACTGGATTGTCGGGTTAGATGCAGAACATTTCAATTTTAACCAAAGCAAAGAAATTGATTCTTGGTTTGAATTTGGTTTCATAATTGTTCCTAAAAAAGAACCCATGAAAGCAATTAATTTTTTCTGGGAAAACAGAAACATTTGTGAAAAATGGTGCTGGATGCAGGAAGGGCCAGCAAATCTATATCAAGATTTCCCAATTGAAACTCAACTTCAATTCTTAGGGTTTTTAAATGAAGTAGATTTCATTTATTGTCATAACGAGCAAGATGTTATTTATTTCAAAGGTATTTTTCCGGATAAAAAAGTTTATACGCTTCCAAGTTTGTTAATTGAAGATTCAATCCCTGCTATTCCGCACGAGAATCGTTCAGGTTCACTTATTTCGGGAAATATGTGTAGTTGGTACGGAGGAATGGATTCGTTTATTGTAGCCCAATTTTTAGGCGAACAAGTATTTGCCCCGTCAATGGGTCGAAAGTTAGAAAATGAAGATGGAATTGTCGATTTACACCATTTACCTTACATGACTTGGCAACAATGGTTCTTGGAATTGAATAAACGTAAATATGGTATCAATCTAATGCCTACTTTTGCTGCCGGAAGTTTTTCATTAGCGTGTGCAAGGTTAAAAATTCCTTGTTTGGGTTGGGGAAGAAATGATGATAAAAGCCCAGAAGGCTGCGATGCGCAACGTTTGTTGTTCCCCGAATTAACAATTCCGAAAGGAAATATGCAGGAAGCATTGCGAGTTGCAAAGCATTTAAAAGAAAATAAACTTTTTTACGATCATGTAAGTGAATATGCGTTCAAGGCTTACAACGAAATTTATTCAGAAAAGATATTTATAACTAAATTAACAAAGGAGTTAAAAGATGAACATTGAAATTGGTAATACTTTCAAGTTGAAAGGAAAAAATTACAGTTACACCGTTTTTGATATTGTTGGGGCAGCAAAAGGTTTGCCTTCTGAAACAAAAACGATTTATTTGAAACTTTTGGGAAGGACGAGTTGGTTTGAAAATGCTCAGTTTATAATTAGTTGTCCTGAACGTTCACTGTTTGAAATATTTGAAGAAACAGTTATTCGATAAAAAAAATATTCAGTACCCCAAGCCGTCATTTCATAAACCATCTTAGGAGGTAACAAATGACACAATACAGAGCAGGGATCGCAAATGACCCATTTTTTCAGGAATTGAACCTTTTATTCCGTAACGAGTTAGCCAGAGGGAAATCAGTATTTGAACCTTTCGGCGATTTAACAAAGGTTCCTTATCCATTAGACAGTTGGTTCAACGATGAATTTTTAGTTTTTGAAATTCCAATTTTGGATGCCAAACGCGAGGATATTCAAGTAACTAAAACATCGGATAAACTTAGAATCAAATACAACCGTTCAAACCGGGAAGATGAATCTAAGCGAACTTATGTTAAAAGGAACATTATCAAACGAGATTTTGATTTTACTTGGCAAATTACATCAAAATTTGACCATACAGGAATTCAATCCGTGTTTGAGAATGGAATTTTGACAATCTACATTCCTTTTGCGAAAGAGGCCAAACCTGAGGAAGTTCCGATCTTGGACACTGCCTCAAATTGGAAGAAAATTGCAATGGGAGAACGTCTTGCCGCCGCCAGTTCAAAATTTGGAACTGTCGAGTTAGATTCAGAAATTCAAGACAAAATTGTAGAAAATTTTAAAGAACAATTCAAATAATTAAATAACCGTAAATGACGGTTTGGGTACTGAAATTAAAATTGGATGTTGGCGGAATTGGTTAGACGCTCGCGGTGAGGAAAATTGTAATATATCAAATATGCCTGAGATTTTCCATATAGGTTCGAATCCTATACATCCAACTATGCAAGAAATTAAATGGCAACGTATGACTTCTAAAAAATACAATGATTTGCAAATGGTTTGCTATCATAGTGGGAAGTTCATAAATTTAGGTGATTATTATACGTTTGGGTTAATACGAAAAGATGGGATATTGCAAATGGTTCTAATTGAAAAATATGAAACTGAAAGCATTTATTCAATTGAAGGGTTTTCAGGCAACTTACCAATAATTAAACAAATTTGAAAATGAAGCGAGAAATCATTTTAATAGACGCAATCAAATATTATAAAAAATGGAAATCTACTGGATTGATCGAAGGACTTGATATTGAACAACAATTTGAATTATCATGTTTATTGGAAATAGGCGCGAATCGTTTAGTTTCATTTGTTAATGACGATAAAACGGTCAATCATGAAAATTTTGCAGCAATTTTTTTACCAATGATTGTCAGAAAATACCATAATTGTGGTTATTTCGATATAGAAAAGTTTTTCAATAGTTTCAAAAATCTGAAATCGCAAATTGATGGTGATTATAAAAAGATGGGAGGAAATTGTGACACAAATAAAAGTTTTATTTCCAACCATGCAAGGCCGAGAAATTTTGAATGTTGATTCTAAAATTATAGATAAATACGAAAGTTTAATATGAACAAATGCGAAGTAATCTGCAAATTATTTGCAAAATCAATGTATTATGGTGATTGGAAATGGGAAACTCCCAACGAAAGAGTCATTCAAATGTTAATGGAAGAAGTAGGATTGTATCCCTTCAAAGACGAATATGATATGATCGTTAACACCGAAGTTCCAGAAGAATTATATCAACTTGCAAAAGAAAAAGTTAAATGAAAATTTCACTTATTGTCCCCAACAGAAATAACTTAAAATATTTTAAGTGGAGTTACGATTCAATTAGGAAGAATCAAGGAAACCACGAAGTTTGGATTTGCTCGGCAGTTGATGCTTGTACTGATGGAACATTAGAATGGTATGAGGAACTTTCCAAAAAAGACCCCTATTTTAAATATATTGTCAATTCAGGACCAGAACGGTTAGGTCTTACAATTCTTTACAATAAAATTGTCGAAGACATTGTTGAAACTGATTTGGTAATGGTTTGGCATTGTGATATGTATCTTTGTCCGGGAGCATTGGATGAAATTGAAAAGTTGATGTATGATGGGGAGAATTTGATAAAAAACCGTATAGTGTCGCTTACACGAATAGAGCCGCCACTTCACCCGGGTGGGAAGGAAAAGATAGTTGGTAATTTTGGAATTGAACCTGAAAGTTTTGATGAGGACGGTTTATTTGCTCAGTTAGATGTTTGGTCAAGATTAGATAACTGGGAATATACTTGTAATTTCAATCCAAATCAACCTATGAAATTTAATGTTCCGTTGAAAGGAACCACATCTGGAATTTTTGCTCCGTGGACAGTTTGTAAAGATGAATTTTTAGAAATAAACGGTCACGATTACTTGTTTACACCACAATCCAAAGAAGACGATGATCTGTGGAATAGATTTTTATTAAACGGAACTGAATTTGTTCAAACTCGTGAAGGATATTGTTATCACATGACGTGTAGAGGTTCAAGGTTTAATCCATATTTAACAACTCCGGGCAAAAGTTCAGAAGAATGGGAATTTAACAACAGAAATTCAATGTTAAATTTCATCAGGAAATGGCAATCATTTCCGAAACATGACGAATGGCATCATCCTATAATGCCTAAACATAGACGAAATATCGGCTTTATTCTTCGAAATTGTGGTTATGATTTTATTTCAGCATTAGAACCTTGGTGCGACAGATTGGTTTATGTCGAATTGGAACAAGAAATTATTGATACTTATGTTAAACGTGAACAACATAATACGAAGTTTGATTTGAAAACAAAGATGGAGTATGGTGCGTGTGAAACCGACGTAATTGTTGAAATTGACGGTCAAAGGTTCAATCAAACTGACTTTATAAATATTCAACATTTGAGTGATATCATAACCCAAGCAAACGAACTTGGGGAATTTGAACTCGGAAATTTAAAAATAACAATACGTTCACTTCAAACGTATGAAAAAGAATTGATTGTTTGTAAAAATGAACCCATAACTTTGAAATGAAACCTGAAATTAAATATTCACTTCAAAAATCATTAAAAGGTTGGCATCCGAAAATAACAATAGGAAAACAATCCTTTTTATTACAAGCACAAGAAAGTGAACTTGAAGCGAATTGGTTTTTAGAAAGATTTAAAGAAGCAATTAAAACAGTGACGAATGAAACCACTACATGAATATACAACAGAAGAATTGAAAAATATGTTGAATCAACAAAATGAGAAAACTTATTTACGCCGAATGATTTATAAAGAATTATTACATCGAACCTTTTACCCGAATTCAAGAAATAAAAATCAAGGTTCCGATGAGTAAATTACAACCAACAATCTTTTATGCTCAATGGCCGGGAATTAAAGACGAGGATTTAATAGTTGAAACTAACCAACTTGGGAGAATTGATTATTTGCGAACATATCCAAAAGATCATGATTTTTACAATAAAGCCATTTTCACCAAACACCAAGGTTGGGCAATAATGGAAACATTAATGCAAAAGGATAGAATGGATATTTTAGAGGCAACTAAATTTTTTACCAGTACGGGGAAAAATTATACGTTAGAAAAATTATTTGCAGGACTTCAAAACGTAGAGTTCAGAAAATGAAAGTTAATTTGAATGATTGGGAAGAATTTGAAGAACTTCCTGAAAAAGAAAAAATCAAAAAAAAGAAAAAAGATTGGAATCCTGAACTTGAAAAGGACAAAGATTTTAAAAAGAAAAAACGTAAAGGAAATGATTTAGATGTATTATTTTGATAACAGGTTTTTACAACAATATTTGGACCAAAGAAAACCTTTAAAGGTTTGTGTTGGAAGTGTTTGGTACGATGTTGCAGATAAAGGTGATTTGAGTGACAACCTCGACGGTATTGGTTACGATGTTTATGGTAAAGATCATAGGTTTGATTACAGAGATATAACTCAAATAAAAGTTGGTAATCAAACTTATACGTTGGAACAATTACAAGCCTTTATGACTCAAAAACCGGAAGAAGAAAAAGAGAAAAAAGGAAGTTCTAACTCAGAACCAAGTCCAGAAGAAGAACCTCCGGTAGAGGAACCTGAGCCGAAAAAGGAAAAAGAACCTGAATTGGCTCATTTCAGTAAGGTTTATGATATCGGAAAGATGTTAGTTAAAGAAGCAGGAAAAAGGAGACTTCATAAGTGAATATTATCATTAAACCTTCAAACGGTCATTTCATTGGCTATATCAGGGTTGGAAAACTAAATATTTATTCAGTCATAACTGAATCGGTAGACAAAACATTAGATGGGATAAATCAATGGTTGATTGTTGCAAAGACGAAAAATATAATCTTTTGTTAAAGTTCGAAACCGGACAAGATACTGAACCGATCAAAAATGGTTTAATGACTGTCATGAAATGGAGTGAGGCTAAAAGTAAAGCCGCGATTGAATTTGCACAACTGCAAGGTCAATTTTTACTAACTTCTGCGCCCTTAGAACAATTGATGAAGTTGAACCAAAGGTTAGCAGAAAACAATGTACCTTTTAAATTAATCAAATCGAGAAAATGAATTTTATAATATTCAAACTTATTTTTTCCGTATTCATTACTTACAATATTACCCAAATAATAAGCGAATCGACATTTCCATTATTTAAATGGTTGAGAGATTTGGAATACAGGAATTTTATCGGGTTACGTTGGATTGGGCATTTATTTGGTTGTTTCCTTTGCACAGGTGTTTGGGTAGGTTGGTTTGTCGCATTCTTTTTGTTTGACGTTGGGCAATTTTTAGAAATAGGAACCATTTCATGGGTTTGGACTGGTTTATTTTATTCTTCACTTACTTGGTTTATTCATTGCTTGGAGGCTAAACTTGGATAGAGAACTTGATTATAATGATAAAAAATTAGACCCACACAAAGGCGTGTGGACTCGAAAATCTTACAACCTTACGGAAGAAGAGGTTCGCTATGTTATGTCGATTACCGAAAACAATCGTCAAGCCTTTAAATATTTAAAGATTAGGCCAGAAACTTGGCGCAAGTATGCGAGTAGATACATTGATAAAGAAACTGGAAAATCTTTATTTGACCTTCATAAAAAAGGAAACCACGTCTTCACTTCTACTGCTCCAAAAGCAACTGCATTGGAAGTTATTAATGGGCGGAAGCATACTCATAGTAAAGAAAAACTTCAACAAATGTTGATTGAAGAAGGTTTGATGGTTGAAGAATGTCATATTTGCGGGTTCAATGAAAGACGAATAACTGATTATAAAGTTCCGTTGATGTTGATGTGGAAAGATGGAAATAAAGACAATTGCATATTGGAAAACATGGAATTGGTATGTTTCAATCACGCTTATTTATATTACAATAAAACCGGCCCAAATATGAGCCTGCAAAACAGAGATCACGGCGACAACCCAACTTGGGCTTATGTTCGGGCAGAATATCGTCACGCCAAAAACGAAAAAGACAATGCTGAATTTAGAAAAAGACTTGAAGAATCTGACCTTGGAACAACTCCTGAGTGAGTATGGGTTGGCAGATTTCACTTACATTGAAACGAGTAATTTTCTGGAAGAACTTGAAAATTATCGTCAAAAACTTCATAACCAAATTAAGGAAAAACAAAATGAACAGGCAAGTCAAAGTTTGGGTTCACCCAACTGAAATGAAAAGTATAAATGAATTAGGCTATCCACAATCATATTCACTCCAACCTTCAAACGGGTTGGTTGAAATGACAATCACAAGTGAGGAATTTTTGCAATGGCAGATGAAGCAGTCAAATCCGATTCAAGAACGTTCCTTTACTGGTAAGCAACTGTTGAGAGATTAATTTGTTAATGATTGTTAATGAGTTTGGTTGTTTCTAAATCTCAACGTACCTTTACAGTACAATTAACAACAACGCCGCAAGGCATCACACTTAAATTTTTAAAAATGAGCAAAAAGACAATTTCCGTTCCCGTTGATGTAATGGAGTACCGCGATTTAGAAGCGTCATCTAAGCATTTTGCGAGAATCACATTGGCT